GCCGACCTGCACGTCGTCCAGCCAGATGTCGCCGAACGAGTGCACACGATGACCGGCCAACGCCACGATGAGGTGCAGATACTCCTTGTCGGTGCCGGTGACCTGCGCGTAGATCATCGGACCCGACACCACCGCCTCGCCGTACACCACGCGGAACGGCGCGATGGCCGAGCGGATGGTGACCTTGCGGTCGGCAACGTCCTCCATGGCCCGCTTGCGCGCCTCGCGCATCGACCAGGCCTGCAGGCCGTAGGACAGCGCGAACGTCGTCAGGAACGCTGGCAGCGCCGCGCCGCCGGTGAACGCGGTGGCCGCCGCTGCGAGCGCGGCGGCGAGTCCCGGACCTTTCAGCGATTGGGTTTCGGCACTGGACGCCATGTCACCACCCGAAGATATTGCCGAGCACGTCGCCGACCTTGCGCAACGGATCGAGCACGATCTGCTTGGAGCCGGGGAAGAACCGCGACCACTTGTCGAGCGTGCGGTTCATCAACTTCAACGGATCGGGCGCCACCGGGCCCTTGTACACGCCCCAGACAATGGTCTTGTCCTGCAATTCCTCCACAAACTCGAAGAACAGATCGCCCGGATTGCGCGCCGTGTGATCGGCGTGGTTGTACCGTCGCAGGCGCGGCTGATCCCATCCGGCCATGCGGTTTTCGACGGACAACTGGATGACCGCTTCGGTGCCGACGCTGATCTCGGGCTCGTCCATGCGGCCCTCGAACGTCAAGATCGGATCGTCGATGATCTGCCAGTGCTCGTCGCACAGCGCGAGGTACTCGCGCACCGTCTGGCCCTGGTACGCATCGTCGAGGATGGCGGTCAGGTACGACGTGTCGATGCCCGAAAACCGGATGTTGCGCGCCAAGGCCGTCGGCGACACCGACTCCATCACCGGCTCCACGGCCGACACCGCGCCCGCGCCCAGGTAGGTGTTGCTGTCCCACTCGACATCGTGCATGGCGCTGCAGAACCGCACCGTGCCACTCGGGAAATAAAGTTCGTACAGCAGCACCCAGCAGACGTTCGACGCGGCCAGCGCGGTCTCGACGTCTGGGCTCAGGCTGCGCGGCATCAGAACACCTCGACCAGGTCGAACACAAAGGTGTGGCGGCCCATGCCGGCCGGCTCGTATGTCCAGCCGTTGCGGTCGCTGTTGAGCATGCAGGTCAGCGTCGGCCGCTCAAGCGTAATCGTGGCCGCATCCGCGGGCGAGGTGCGCAGCGGCGGCGCGATCGCCAGCGCACTGTTGCCGCTGCCGTCGGTGTTGGCCGTGGCGGTCAGCAGGTGCAGCGTACCGTTGACGCCAATGAGATCGCCGGCCACGAGCCAGCCGGAGGTCGTCAGAGGCCCCCCGGTCACGTTGAGCGTGCTGCCGGTCTGCCCGGCTCCGGACACCACCGGCGTGCCGCCGCCGATGCCCTTGGGCGTGGGGCGGCCAAAGTTCGGCACGTACACCCGCCCGGCGCGGCCGCGCATGGACCCAATGAAGGCCCACGCCAGGCGAGCGTCCGCCTCGCCGAGATTGTGATACTCGACGCGGGTGGACCAGCGCGCGCCCAGCAGCTCCTGCGTCTGCGCGGCGCCGGTGAGCGGCGAGCGATGCTCCTGGGTGAGCGTCTCAAGCCACCACTCGGCGCGGGTCGGATCGATGGAGAACGCGGGCCAGCTCAGCGTCGTCATGACATCGCCCCGATGCGGCCCATGCGCGCGATCTCGCTGCGGGCCATCGCCGCCCCGGACACCACGGCCGCGCGAATCACGGCGCCATCCGTGGGCGACTGGATCACCACGGTCTGCTGATACGTGATCCCGCCGCCATTGGGCACGATGGTGCCGCTGGTGCCATGGGGCATGTACAGCCGTTCCGGGCCGTTTTCGCCGACGTTGTACCAGTTCCCCCCAAGCACCGGCCCGCCACTGGCCTTGTTGCCGCCGAAGCTGAACCCGAACGGCGTGCCGGATGCGCCGGAGCTCGAACTGGAGCCGCCGCCGCCGAACAGCGACACGCCCTTGAGCGATTCGGCCAGCGCCGAGAACAGCGGCCGGGTGATGGTCTGCTGGAGGGTCAACCGTGCCAGGTCAGACAGAATCACATCCACCAGTTTCCCGTACTCGAAGGTCCCCGTCTTGACCATGTCTGCGATGGCGTCGGCCGTGGCGTCGCCCCAGCGCTCGATGGACGCCTGCAGACGCCGGAACGCTTTCTCGCCGTTTTCGGTCACCTTGGGAAACGCGCCGCTGGCCTCGAGCTGCAGCTTCGCGATCTGGTCGCGCACCTTCTGCAGCTCGGCGTCGTACTCCCCGTCCGTGATCAGATCGAGGTTGAGCGCCTGCACCAGCTGGCGGCCGCGCTCCTGCAGGGCCCGCACCTGGCCTGTCGTGGTCGACTCCAGGAACTGCTGCATCTTGGTGGCTTGCTCTTCGGCCACCGTCGGGCCTTCCTGCAGCAGCTCGATCTTCGCGTCTTCGAGTTCCTTCTGCTGCTTGGTGGCCTCGTCGAGGATCTGCTTGCGCTGCCGGTACAGCTCCTGCCATTGGTCGGTGTAGATGTCGACCAGGCGCCGCGCCTGACGGCTGCTGCCTTCGGCGTAGAGGTCCTTTTTCTCGTCGGCGGATTTCGGCTCGGCGATATTGATCTTCGGCCCGCCGATGTTCTGCAGGGCCAGGGCTTCCGATTCGGACAGCTGACCGATGCGCGGGCGACCGCTCACGCCGGGCACGCGAATGTTGTTGCCCAGCGGGCTGGGCTCCTGGGCGGTGGCGCGGTTGGCCAGGTTGAGCAGCCGGGTGAGGTTCTGTACGGCGCCCTGGGAACTGCCGGCCACGGCGGGCAGCTGGCCGATGTTGCGCAGCAGGTCGTCCCAGGCCTTGGCCAGCGACTTGGTCGCCCCGTACAGGCCGGTGTTTTCAGCGCCGGCCGATCCGCCCACCGACTTGGCCAGCTCGTCGAGCACGACCTTCTGCGCGCCCGCCACGTCGCCGGTCTTGATGAGCTGCGCGACCAGGTCCTTCTGCCCGTCGGTCAGACGCACGCCGGCCTCGCGTAGCGTCTTCATGCCGTTTTCGGGATCCTGCAGCGCCCGGCCGATGGCGCCGAAGGCCTCGGGCAGCTGCTTGCCGGTGGCCGCCGCGAGATCGACTGCAGCGCGGGCTGCGTCGTCGAACACTTCGCGCGCCACGCCGCGGAATCGCAGCAGGGTGGCGATGCCCTCGCGGATTGGATCGTCGTCGAACACGGTGCCCGCCGACAGATCGTTGATCAGCCCCTCGAGCTGCTCACGCGACCGGCCGGCCGCGTACCCGGTGGCGCGCAGGGTGGCGTTGAGCTGGGCCGCGCTGCGCTCGGCCTCGATCACCGACTGCGAGATCGCGCGGCCGAAGTTGATGGCGGCGGTGACCGAGAATGCTCCGGCCAGCACGCCGGACAACCGCGTGAACACGGATTCGAGCCCGCCGAACTGGCGCGAGATCTTGTCGGCGATGCCCTGAGTGTCGCGCCCGATCTTTTGCAGCGATTCCTGGAACGACGCCAGGCGGGCCTCGATGTCGATGGTGAAGCTAGGCACGGACCGGGCCTCCGTTCACGTCACGAAAGTGGTTGCGCAGCTGCACCAGGCCGCGGACGAGGGCATCGGGATCGTCGATGCCCAGCAGCTCGCACAGCGGCTCCAGCGCGTTCCAGTCGATCTGTCCGCCCATCAGGTTCCACACCTCCACGATCCACGCGATGTCGGAATCCGGGCCCACCGGATCGCCGCCGAAATGCGCGGCGCTCGTCACGTCATCGAGCGCCGCCGCTATTTTTTTTCTTGCTCGTCCTTGACGGTGCGATCGGCTTCCAGCAGGCGGTTGAGCTCGGCGCACACGGCCATGAAGCACTGCGGGCGCTCGTCCAGCCACTCCAGCGCCACGTCGATGTCGAACGGCACCCCCGTGATGTCGCCGCCCGGCACCAGGTCCTGCTCGACGAATCCGCGCCACCCGACGATGACCTTGGCCAGCACGGCGCGATCGTCGAGACCGCGCCACCGCGACAGCTCCACCGCGGCGGGTCGCCGCAGGAGGAGCGTCCGGGTGGGCACGACCTCGAACCACGTCTCGCGGGCGGCCCGCATGCGTTGCAGCAGGGTCGCCATGATCAGGACGAGTAATACGTCGGGGTGCCGAACATGGTGATCACCAGCTGCGTAATGACCTTGTCCTGGGCGTTGCCGGTGGGCAGCAGCACGCAGCCGACATAGCCGTTGAAGACCACCTTCTGGCCGTTGGCGAAGGTGAACCGGACGCAGCGCTGCGCTTGCTGGTCGGAGGCTGCCTTGAGCGCGATCAGTGCGGTATCGGCCACGTCCCAGATCGACTCGAACGTGTACACCGCCGGGTTCGCCGCGCCGGGGATCTGCTTGCGCACGTTGTCGTGGATCGTGGTGACGTCGATGAAGTCGAAGTCGCCGCCGCTGGCCTGCAGGCCGGTCGCGCTCGACATGGTGGTACCGAACGTCACTTCCTCGATCGAGCCGGACGTGAACGTGTCGTAGCTGGTGGTGTTTTCACCTTCCAGCTCGAACGTCTTGGCGCCGGTGTTGACGTTGGCCACGCGGAACACGCGGCCGTTGACCTGCGCCATGCCGACCGCCGTGACCTTGACGTAATCGCCGTTGGCGTACGTGTCCGTGCCGCTGTAGGTCGCGACGCCTGGATTGGCCTTGCTGATCGCGGTGATAGTCTGCGCAGTGGCGAGGGCCGACTGGATGGCCACCGCGACCGAGCTCCACTTGCTGACGTTTGCCATGGTGATGCTCCTCTAGGATAGGTACTCGACGGTGAGCACGCTGGCCCACAGTGCGTTCTCGGTGTCGATCTCGCCGCGCCGCCCGCTGGGCACGTAACCGGCCGCGCCGACGGCGGCCAGGACGGCATCGGCCAGCGCATCGGCATTCACGCGCGTCCCGGCCATGCAGGTGATCTCCAGGATCGCTGTCTCGGCGACCGGGACGGCCGAATGGATCGTGGTGTGGTACACGGTGTCGATGCGGTTGAATGCCACGCAGGGCAGCGTGGCGTCCTGCGGCACGACGTCCGGATAGATGCGCGTGCTGACGATGGCGGTGACCGCCGCCGCGCCGGAGAGCGTGCTGTAGAGCAGGGTCTCGGCGCTCATTTGAGTTCGGTCTCCAGCCGGGCCCGGACTCGCGCGTTGAACGCGGCGATGGCGGCGGACTGACTGCGGCGGAACGCGGGGTCAAGGAACGGGATCTGAATGCGCCGGCCGGCGTTGGCGCTGCGGATCTGGTTGCGCGCGCGTTCTCCACCGCGCGCCCGATTGCCCGGACCTCGCGGAATCCAGCCGCCCTCCAGGAATCGCCAGTAGAACGGATCCCGCGCGGATCCCCGCGCGGCTTTCTTCGAGGCGCGCACTCCGACGTAGTAGGCAATGACGCCGCGCTGGCGCACGATCTTCGAGCGCGCCAGGACGATGCTCCGGCGCAAGGTCCCCGCTGTGCGGCGCGGATCGCGCTCGCGCAACACCGGTGCGCTTGCCTTGGCCGCGTCGCGGAACACGCGACCGGCCGCCCGCACGCCGTCGGACACGATGCGCCGCTCGATCTTTTGACCGACCAGGGCCAGCTCGCGGCGGAAATCTTCGATGTTCGTGCGGACGACGATCTCAGACATTGACCGCATCCCCCGTGCAGAGCAGCTCGAGCTCGCGGGCGCGGCCTGCCACGTCGATCACTTCGAGGACGTCATACACCGCGCTGCCGTGCTGCACGCGCATGGCCGGGTTGACGCCCGACAGGTACCGCATCCGCACCCGCACGGACACGTCGGCCTGCGCCTGACGCATGGCGACGTACTCGCGGCCGGACAACGGCTGCACCTCGGCCGGCACGGTCGCGAAGGTGCTCCAGGTGATGGACTCACCGCCGACGGCGTCGCGGCTCACGCTCTTGCTCTGCAGCGTGACGGTGTGTCGGAGTCGGCCGGCGCGCATCAGGCCACCACCGGGCAGCGGTACGGGTCCAGCAGGCCGTCGATGAACGGCGTGGCGTAGACCTGGAAGTCGGAGGCGGACTCGCGGTGCTCGTACAGGTGACCGATCTGCAGAAGCATCCACTGCTTGATCGCGGCCGGGACCGAAGCGGCGTCGGCATAGCCCGCCACGAAGCGGATCTCGATCGGCTCCAGGCGATCCGCCGGCGTGGGCCAGAGGGTCCCCCAGACCGGCACGACGCGAGCGAGCACACCGGTGAGCGCGACCTGGTACAGGCTCGAGGAGACGGTCTGCAGCGAGGTGCCGTCGTGGACCTTGACGGAGCTCACGGCCGTGACGCCGCCGAGCGGGATCTGCACGACGCCGTCGCACGGCCAGGCATCCAGGACCAGGTCCCACGTCTGGGTGATGAGCGCGCGATTGCACTTCTGCTCGGCCAGCTGCCGGGCGGCGGTGATGAGCGCGCCGATGTAGGTGTCGTCGCCGGAGCCGCTCACGCGCATGTGCGCCTTGGCCTCGGTGGCCGAGACGGGTTCGGCGGCAGGGGCGACGGCGAGACGCAGCATCAGGCCTCCGTCATCGCCACGAGGGCGTCCACGTTGACCTGGCGGTCATAGATCCGCACCGGGCCGATTGCCATGGTGGAACTGGCGTTGAACGGGCCCAGATTGCCAAACACGAAGAAATCGGGCGGCTGGTAGAACTCGATCTCGCCGATCGGGAAGGGCTCCGACTCGCGGACGGCGAGCTGGCCGTTCATGGCCATGCCTTGGGTCGGCGTGTCATAGATCCAGCAGGCCGTTTTGACGCGCTCGCGGAAGTCGAAGGCCTCAGCCAGCACGACCACGTTGTAGGCCTCGTAGTCGGAGTCGATACCGTTGTCGACGTTTGCCTGCCAGCGGCACGTGCCATCCGTGGTGATGTTCGTGGCATTGTCCGGCGTGGCCACGAAGGTGGCATCCCAGGTCGGCTCGCTCGATCCGCTGACCCCTCCGGCCGGCGCCTGGTTGCGGAAGATCTTCTTAGCCGGGCTGGCGTTGAGCGGCTTGGTGGCGGTCGGCACGACGTACGCTCCCGCCGCATAAGTGGTGTTTGGCGTCCACTTGAGTGCGGGCGTCGGATCGCCGTTGTAGTGATCGAAGCTGATGCCGGCCTTCTGCGGCGCGGTCAGGAACGACCACGGCCGAATTGTGATGCCGTGACGCACCGTGTAGTTGTGCGGCGCGACGCTCATGCCGTACCACGGACAGAACCAGGTGGCGGTGATGCCGTCGCTGGTCTTGGTGGGCGCGCCGGTGTAGTAGTACGGGACGAACTCGCAATACACGGCGTGATTGCAGGTCCGCACCAGCGCGTCGTTGCGCAAGCTCAGGGTAACCCCGCTGCGCTCCACCGCCGAGCCGGCGGTGATGATGATCGACGAGGGCATGCTGCGGTCCGGCTCGATCTGCGCCCCCCAGATCCGCACGGCTTTTTCGTCGCCCCCGGTCACGGCATAGGAGGCGGTGTTGTCCGCCCGGCTCATGCCGATTCGCACCACGAACGCGGAGGCGCCGGTGCCCACATCCCAGCACAGCGAGCATCGGTATCGGCCACCGGCGAGCGGCTCGACGTAGGCCGCGATCTCGTCGTTCCACGGCGAGGTGTAGGTCGTGCTGCCGATCTTGACGGTGCCGATCGCGCCAGTCGCAAGGTTGAACCACGCCTGGCCGATGGTGGATCCGTCCTTCTGCACGAGCTGGATCCGGCCCCAGCCGGCGGAGACGTTCTCAAAAACGCAGGACACCGCGACGACGTGGTCGTTGGTGACGCTGCCGGCCGCCACGGAGAATTCCAGATACCGCGAGCTCGTGCCGGAGGTCTCGGTGATGGTGCTGGCCTTGTTCGGCCGCCCGGTGGGTGCCGTGGCGTTGCTGGCACTCAAGGTGACGCCGGTCGGGGTGGCCGTGGAAAACGTCTCGTTCTGGGTGAACAGGTTTTGACTGACCCGCTCGAGCAGCAGGCCTTCGCGCGTGCCGGCCGACAGCACCGCGCCGGTGGCCTCGGTGACCAGGCCGGTGGACTGGTTGACGGTGTTGCCCTTCGCCGTCCGGAAATACTGCACGCGGTCGACCATGGCGCCGTGATAGACGCCGGCCATGCCCAGCGGCACATAGCCGCCGTCGACGCCGATGTCATCGCAGGAGACGTTCTCCGAGGGCGCGACGATGGTGTTGGCGTAGTCGGTATGCCCGGTCACTTCCTCGAGCTGCACGTCGTCGACGTAGATGTAGCCCTGATTCGCGGTGCCCTTGCTGCCGGCCGCGATGAGGATGTTCACGGCCGTCGCGCCATCCGGGGTGCCGGTGATGGCGAAGCGTTGCCACCCTGCGGTGAGCGTGGGCTGCAGCTGCGCCAGGGGCGAGTTCTCAGACCCGGAGTGATACAGGCGGATGTCGGCCGAGGTCGCCGTGCCGGCATAGAGCCACACGCTGAAGGTGTGCTTGACGGCCGGCAGCACGCCGAATCCCTGGCGCGCGCTGCTGTCGGAATTGCTGGCGTGGTCGGTGATCTTGGTGACGTACTCGGTGCCGCCATCGTGCGCCGGGATGTCGTTGGATCTCGCGACAGTGGCGCTCTGGTAGTGCGTCCAGTGCGTGGTGTTGGCGAGATATCGACTCGCCCGCACCAGGTTCTCGACGCGACGGGCGCCGGTGAACCGGCACTCGCCGGTACGCACCGTGCGCAGGTACCCGAAACAGTCCTTGACCATGGCCGCGCCGGTCTTCGTGGTGTCCCAGCCGTAGAACGGCACCGGCCCCACCTCCGGCACGACGCTGCAGTCCCAGTTCGCCGCGAACACCGGCGCCCCGACAATGTCGGTGTCCGAGTCATATCGACCGTAGCGCGCGTAAGCGCTCGGAGCGACGTGCGGCGCCAGGTCGGCGTCGGTCATGGGTCGACGACCTGTCGCCAGGTCGTCGATCATGAGGTGCCGTTCGAACAGTCGCAGCCTCATATCACGTCAGCCGAGTGATGAGGCTGGCCACGTTGTAGGCCGTTGCCGGCTGATACCGCGACGCGGTCGACAAGATGATCGCCGACCCTGGCCCGCCGGTCGTGTTGTCCGTGACCATCTTCGCTCGCACGTGCTTCTGCGTCTGGCCCACCAGGTCGGCGGACTCGACGAAAATCATGTGCTGCGTGTTGTCGTTGCCGCCGGCACTGGAGCTGAGCGAAATTGATTTCAGCGTTGCCGCATTGCTGCCGTCGCTGTCGCAGCGCTCGATCACCAGGAAGATGGCCTCCGCCGCCATGTCGCCGAGCGAGAAGACGGCCAGCAGCATGGGGTGGAGCGTCGTGTCGACGACGTCGCTGTACTTCGGCGTCGAGTTGACGGTGGCCGGATCGAGCGCGGCGACCAGCGCCATGGTGGATTGCGGTTCAAGATTGCGCATGAATGCCTCCGATGGCGTAGCGACTTACTTGACGACCTGGACGACGCTGGCGAGATCGACGCCATCCGCCGGGCCGTAGCGAGGCACCCCCAGCACCACGCAGCCGGCCGGACCGCCCGTACCGCCGCCGGTGACCATCGTTCCGCGCACATAGCGCTTGCCGTTGGCGATGAGGTCCACCGACTTCACGGCCACGACGATCTGTTTGTCGTCGTTGTTCGACACGTGCGCGGCGAGCTGGGTGGCCTGCTTGCCGGTGATGTCGACGGCGTTGCTGGTGCCATCGCTGTCGACCGTTTCGACGCCGCAGTCGATCGTCTCGCTGGCCATGTTGCCCAGGCTGAAAACGAACAGCAGCGAATCCCAGACCGCCAGATCGATGGCGCCGGTGTTGCGTTGGGTGTTGGCGGTGGTGGCCGGGGTGATGACGCCTGCCACCCCCAAGCCTTCCGCCAGAGATACGTTCGGGATCATGTTTCTCTCCTGTCGGCGAGCCGCTGCGGCCCGTGCAGGGCCGCAGCGCGGTCGCGGTTATCGGGCCTCGAGGGTGACGAAGTGGCTCAGCGTGTTGCTGCCGTTCTTGCGAGCGATCGCCGCGGACAGCCAGGGCTGGCCACCGACACGGAACGTCCAGCGGAACGCGGTCATGCCCTGGTCGAACCACAGGTGCATGCTCATGTCGGAGCGCACACCGCCGGCCTCGTAAGGCGCGAAGTAGCCGGGGAGATAGGCCAGGATGATGTCGCCCTTGTCGCCAATGGTCTGGCAGGCCTCGGTGGCGATGATCGGCCGGCCCTGCAGGGTGCCGTTCGTCTGGTCGTACCGCAGCTGACCTTCGCCGATCAGTCCGGACACACCCGCGGCGATGTTGTTCGCTCCGGCGCGGTCCTTGAACGCGATGTTCATGGACAGCAGCTGCTCTTCGACATCCTGGTTGATCAACCACACGGCATTGCGACGCACGCGATCGGGCATGCGGCTGTACATCTTGAGGATGTTCGCCGCCACGATCGTGTCCGCGGCTTGCGAGCTTTCCTTGGTGACCGTCACCAGGCACGGCGCATTCAGGATGCCCAGGCACTGGCCCTGCGAGCCGGTGCCGTTGATGATTTCGTCGGTGATCTTGAAATCGATCTTCTGGCCGGCCTTGGTGCCCAGGAAATTCGACAACATCGGCGCGTCGCGCAGCAGACCGTCGGTGACCGGCACGAGGGCATACAGCTCTTCGACGCGCACGGTGATGTCCTTGAGCGCCATTTTGCTCTGCGTCATCGTGCCGGCCTCGGCCCGGCGATACACCCGCACGCCACCGCTCGACCCCCAGACCGTGTCCTCGTCGGTGGGCACGATGACCATGTTGCTGCTCGTGGGCTGAGCGTCGCAGCGACCGAGGATGGAATCCTCACTCGTCACCAGCTGCTGGATCTCGCGCTTGAACTCCGGCGGCACCGCCACGCCACCGTCAGCGCCAATGCCTTCGGAGGAGTAGGTCGACAGCGCCGCGTTCTGCACGATGCGAGGATCGGGCGACATCCCGCGGCCCATGTTGACGACGGACTGCGCGAACTCGCCGAGGTTGTTGTATCCCCAGCGGTCACGCTCCTGCGGCGTCCGCAGCACGGTGTTCTGCATGCCGTTGCCCTGACGCTGACGGTTGCCGCTGTTCTGCGGTTCGGGCAGGCCGGGAGGATCGCTGCGGCGGCCGGTGCTCGCGCCGGTGCGGTCCTGCATCTTCTGCGCGCGCTCGGCCAGCTCGAGCTCGCCCTCGACGCGGTCGAACTCGTCGGCCAGGTCGACGACGGTCTTGTGTTCATCCGCCGTGAGATCGCGGTTCGCCGCAGCGGCGGTTTCCTGAATGGCGCGCGTGCGGTTGGCCAGATCGACCAGCGTGTTGCGCAGCGACTCGATGCGATCGCTCAGCACCATCGGACCGTTGGCCAGCAGCAAGCCTGCGGCCATGGCCTCGACGGACATGCCGCTGAGGTACATCACAGTCACGGCTACGGCTACCAGTGCAACGGCAGCCACCCCATACGATTTGAATTTCATGCTGCTCTCCTTTGAGTGACTAGGTCTGCGGTGCCGCCGACCGGGTGGGACGCAGATACCGCTGCGCACGCGCAGCCATATCCGCGACACGGGATGCCGAGTGCTGGTCGCGCGCCCGGGCGAGCAACGACTTCGGCGGATGCTTGAATCTCTTGGCCTGCTCTTCGTCAAGGTGCGCCTCGACGGGCGCGCCGGCGACGATGCTGTCGGCCAGCTTGGCGTCGACGGCCTCCTGCGCACGGAACCAGGTCTCGTCGCGCATGAGATCGCGGATCTCGGCCACGGTCCGGCCGCTGCGCCTGGCGTAGATCTCGGCGATGTCGCCGCTGATGGAGTCCAGCAGATCGGCGGTCTTGCGCATCTCGCCGGCATTGCCCCAGGCAAACGTGCTGGCGTCGTGGATCATCAGCTGGGTACCTTCACCCATGGTGATGGTCTCGCCGGCCATGGCGATGACGCTGGCGATGGAGGCGGCCAGGCCGTCGACGGTGACGTGCACGGTGGCCGGGTGACGCTTGAGCTGGTTGTAGATCGCCATGCCGTCGAACACACCACCGCCGGCGGAGTCGATCCGCAGGTTGATGATCTCGACGTCGCCCAGCTCCTTGAGCGCGGCGCTGACGGTCTTGCCGTCGATCATTCCCCAATCGCTGGGGCCGATATCGGCATAGAGGACGATCTCGCCCACCTTCGCGGTGGCCTTGGCCTGGAAGTGGCGCTTACGCATGGGTTGACCTCACGAGGTGCATGTGACGCCGCGCGGACTCGAGCTGGTCCGTGGGCGAGGGGTCCGGCGGCGGATCGGACGGCGCGGGCTCCGGCGTGGGCGTCACGACCGGTGCCGGCGTCGGTTCCTGGAGCTTTTCGACCGTCGTCATGTTGGCGGGCACCAGGTACACGTCGCCGTCCTTAATCGGGTTGCGCTCTTCGAGGGCGCGGATTTCGTTGGCGTTGAGCGTGCCGGTCTCGCGGGCGATCCTGTAGGCCTCGTACCGGCTCTTGAGATCGCCGCGCAGCAGCGCACCGAAGTTGTGCTTCACGGTCTGGCGCGACTGCTGGTTGCGGCCGAAGAGCTTGAGATTGCACTCGCCCTCGACGCGCGTGGCCCAGGGCTGCAGGCAGTGCGTGACGAATGCCAGCTGCTCCTGCTCGACGTTGGAGTGCGTGGCGCGCTCCAGCTCCATGACCAGGTGAGGGGGCACGCGAAACCAGCGGCAGATCTCCAGGACGCCGAAGCGGCGGCTCTCGACGAACTGGGCGTCGGACAGCGCCATCGGCGGTTCGCTCGGCTTGAGGCCGTGCGTGAGGAGCGCTGCGCGGAAGGCCTTCGTGGCGCCGCGGTGCAGCTTCTCCAGCTGCTCGCGCAGGAAGGTCGCGGTCTCTTCCTTCATGGTCTGCTCGGTCGTGTACACGGTGCCGAGCTGCATGTTGTTGCCGAAGAACGCCGAGGCGAACGTCTCGACCGCCGCGTTGAGGCCGAGCGACTGCGCGGCCATCACGGCGATGGAGTAGCCCTGCAGTCCGTCGTAGGACAGACCGGGAATGTGCAGCACATCGCGGCCCGGAATGTCGACGAAGGAGCCGTCGGCCTGGTGGTGCCGGAACACCACGCCGTCACGCGTGCGCTGCGGCACGGTCCGATCCGGCGTGAGCAGGTGCAGGGCGTACGGCCGGCCGACGGTGTCGCGCTCGATCTCGGCGTAGCCATTGCCCCAGAT